CCCTATAAAAAATAACAAGTCAGGCACTTTAAACCCGTTGGAACCATTACCTGCGTCTGAAAATAGAGTTGGCCCAACGACACCCCCGGGTTGAGCGGGATAAAAGGATGGTACATTAGCCGATATAGTTATAGCCCCCCCTGCTTGCCCTGAAGAAGGTGAGCCATTCCCCAGTCCACCAGCTCCGGTGCCTCCAGTAACTAATAGTCCGGTAGTTGGGTTTGTTATAGCCGTTCCGGGAGTTATATATTGTCCATCACTACCAGCTGCGCCCGGTAGTCCTATATTAATATTACCTGTAACTCCACCTGAGCGAAAACCTAATGCGGCTAAAGGAGCTGTTGCAAGAAGTGGGGCGGTAGTAACTACACCCCCCGGCCCGGATGAGCCATTAGTAGCTAGTGGCGCCCCATTTCCGCCAAGCGCATAGCCTATTGTGTAATTGACCACTGAAATATCTGGATAAATACATATATAAGTAGATATACCTCCTGAACTACCTCCTGAACTAATACCACCTGTACCACCAATACCTACAGAGATATATAGTACATCTGGGAGTAAAGATATAGGGAAAGTACTAATAAACTGCGAACTTGATCCCCCACCTCCACCTGCCGTACCACTAACGCCCGGAGCTCCCGCAACGCCACTTGCACCACCACCACCGCCAGCAAATGCCACGATAGTTAGGAACCTAGCGCCGCGAGGTTTATCCCATATCTGCCATGAAGTACCACCAGTAGGGTCGTTTCCGGTATAGACTTGAGTATTGTTATTAGTGTTCTGAGGTATATTAAATATATCTTGCATGTCAATAGGCCGTTATTGTTACAAAACCAGAACCACCCTTGCCACCAGAGGCACGGAGCCCAGTATCATAAGTAAGTCCACCTCCACCTCCACCACAACCGTATGAGCCAATACCTCCACTACCGCCAACACCATTGCCAAAAAAGTTACTCCCACCCCCTGTACCACCATAGAAGTATAATAAATTTGGCACTTTAAACCCGTTGGAACCCTTAGAATCTACCCCTATATTTGCAAGGCCTCCGAGTTGCACTGGAAATACATAGTCACCTACAGGTGTTATAAAATTTCCACCAGGTGCGTTTGCACTTCCTCCACCAGTACCTCCTGTTACTATTAAACCTGTAATTGGGAGTACTAAATTCACACCACCCATAGCAAATGTACCGCCAGCTGTGCCAGCTTGTCCAGCAATACTTATAGTTCCACCGTAAGTAAGCTGTGCTAAATATGATAAAACAGAAGAGGCTATAGTTGTTGTGGCCCCTCCATTCCCTCCTAACCCCGAAGTTGTCCCTGAACCAAGGCCACCACCACTACCACCACTAGTTGATATTAATACTAAATTACCAGTTGTTATAGCGGCTATAGATACTACCGAAGTCCCCCCTGCAACCCCTGCACCAGTTCCCCCCTCTCCACCATTACCAACCTGTATAAATAGCATGTCAGGTAAGTTATCGGCTAAAAACAATAAGCTACTTTGCGTACCTGATCCACCACCCCCTCCGCAGCCAGTTGAAAGATAACTATCCCCAACAATAGCTGCCCCACCGCCACCACCGCCGCCTACAGCAAAGATATGTATAAATGAACAGCCACGAGGCTTAACCCAAGTCTGCCAGCTACTAGCGCCCGTTGCCGTAGGTGCACTGATAAAGGTTTTTACATTAAACTCAGGGGAAGGGATGTCAAATACATCTAACACTTATAACATCCAAGGCAAGCGAGGAGGGTTAGCATCAATAACTACACCACCGTTACCTTCGGGAGGGAGTACAAATAGTTCTACACCATCTTCGCTAAGGTAACGGGTTACTTGCCCATACTGGGACTCTTGGTAGGCGTTAAATGTACCAAAATCTAAGTAAACGTAATCCATCAGTACTTACCAGCAATAACTGTTACTACCCACCCTGCTGCGACAGTAGTACCAAGGCCTACAATAAGATGGAAGGCTGGAGGCATAGCAAAGTTTAGTGCATAGTCAATATCAGCAGTTGCCGCTGTAGCAGTAATAGTTGTAGCAGGTAGTGAGATTTCACCGATAAAATTATTCTGTGTTAAGAAATCAGAAGGGTTGCCCAGAGCTGGTATATTAGTAACTAGGTTAAAAGTTGCAGTTGTTTGTGTATATGAGTTGGTAGTTGAAGTAAAGTAATAAGCTTGACCACCTGTTACTGGGCCTACAAAAATACGGTAGTATGCAGCGCCTGTTACAGCAGTCCAAGCCCAAGCAATAGAGCCAGTCGGGCCTGTTACTGATACCGATGCAGTTTCAGTAGACATCGCAGTACCTGCACCATATTGGTCAACCGCTTGAATTTTAGCAAAGAAAGGTCCTGTTAGTATTGTGCCACCTGATGAGCTAGGTGTACCTGTTGGCGTACCTGAAACTGTTGTAAGTAAAGTAGCTTGGTTTAAATACCCACTGTTGACATAGAAACGAGCAACTGTGGCTACATTAGTGCCTAGTGCCTTAAATCTTACTCTTTGGACATACCCACCATTATCAGCATCGGCTTGGTAAAGAACAACATTTGCAACACCTTGACCTGTGTAATCAGCAGCGGCAGTTGTAAGGGTAATACCACCTTGTATATCACCAACTTTTGTATAAATAGGGGAAGTATTTGCGGGCATTGTTTGTCCTTATGGCATGTTATAGCCTAGTAGCGTAGCGTTTGCTTGCCCTAGGACGACTACTTGGTTAGCTGGAAAATCACAAAATACATTCTGAGTCCCTGCTGAAAAATTTACTTTATTGTTGCTATTGGATGACGATATAACTGAAGTCCGAGTTAGCGTTGAGCCTGAAGTTGTATATGTACCAACCCCTACTTCCCAGTTGCTTCCAGATTGATCGGCGATAGTGTAAAACGTAGCATTACCATCGCCGATACCTGAGCTAAAAGTACGATACCCAGTAACCGCTCCAAGCAAAGACACAGTGCCTGTGCCCGGAGAAGTGCAGGTTTCTTGTACTCTATCTGCTAAAACAAAGGCCATATTAGGCAGCAGTTGCAGTATAAGTAACTGATAGTGTGTCGCCTGACGTTACAGTTTTAGACCCAGCAGTGAAATCACCAGCAGAATACAATACACCTGTAGTATTATCAATAGTAGAAGAACCACCAAGGTTGATAAAACACCCAGCGACTGTACCTGAGCCTGTCATTGCAAAGACAACAGCGGCTGAGGTAGTTTTAGCACCTGCAGATGCGGCACTAAATACTGGGGTCTTACGAGGCCCAGTGTAGGTAGGCGCGTTAGCAAGTCCAACCTCTAACCAAGTATGCGATGCTTGAGTATCACCTACAAGAGCTGTACCTGTGCCTTTAAGACCCATAACAACAGCGCCAACAGCTACGTTACCTAACATGGTATCCATAGTAGAGTTCTTACCAACGGTAGTAACTAGGTTGTTTATTACATCAAACCATTTGATATTACCAAATTTATCTTGGCATACTATCTCGTAAGTACCTTTTAGCTCTATAGATTCGTCATGAGATGCGCCACGACCTACCGATACAGAACAAGTATCGCCCATGTTTGTTTTTTCACTATGCATATATTACTCCTAAGAAATTCTAATAACAGCCGTTGTAGCTGTAGAGGGTGGAAAAGTTACTGTAAATGTGTTGTTAGTAGAAGAGAAAGGCCCACCAAAATCTAAAACAGCAACTGCCTTATTAGCTTTTGTAGAGTTATAGATAAGAGCCCCTGTTGCAGTTAATGTAGAACTTAACCATAAGCTGTTAGTAAAAGTTACAAATGCAGTTGTGCCTGAAAGAGATATACTTTGGCCTGTTAAGGTATTTCCTCCTGCGACATATCCTGACCCTACTACTTCACCTACGGTTGTATATACCGTAGTGCTTGAGTTTAGACTAGCCGTTGAAGTATACAGAGCTACTTTAAATGTGTCCCCTGTAAGCGAGGTAAAGTCGTGTACTGCTGCTAATAGCTCCGCTTTAAATGACGCACATAATGATTGAGTGACAGCCATATTAAATTACCTTATCACGTACTTGAACAACTCTATAAGAATCTTGACGGTTTTTACCATCACCCAGTTGTTTAACTTCAGCCATAACTTGGTCAAACTTAGCTTGGTACGTTTGTATAAGAGCTGTTTCACCCTTTAAAAATATGTACCCTTCAACTAAAGAACCCCAAAGTAAGGCATTAGGGAACTCTGTACTTATCCATGTAACTCCAGAAGGAGCGTCCACAATAGATTGAGGGTACGCATAATAGTGCATTTCTACTGAGTAATCATCTACTGGTGTAGGACCTATTATAAAAGTGTTGTTATCAAAAAGGCTATAGTACTGGGGTACCCCATCCACTGAAGGGTAAGGAAAAGCTTCCCTTATATAGTTAACATCCTTATTCAATAGGTACTGATATGTAGGAGTAGGAATTATACCGACTGTAGTTGTGGGTATAACGGCTAAAGAAAATATAGACAAAAAGTCTGCAGGTATAGTTAAATAAGGGTTCCCAGCCGTCAAAGTCCCAGTTACATTCACCCGAAAAGCAGGTAACTGCACCGAGTTGTTAATAATAATCTCAGTGTTCTTAATGAAGTTGTCAATGTTTGCAACAAAAGTAGGCTCAGCGCCGTCACCGACATACTCCACCATAAGATATTGTTGTATAGCAGTTTTCAACTCACTATAGGTCATCGCTTAGCCCATTTTACTAGAAGCCATAGTGCCTTTAATAGCCGCACCAGTGCCACGTACTTTAATAGTTTTCTTATTGTCTATCTTTACAGGGTAGCCGTTGCCTACAGGAGTAGGTACAGATTTAACACCCTTATATTCAGCAGACCCTTCAATATGTTGCTTAGCCATTATCTACCTCTTCCAGCGCTCTTTTGGTTAGCTACACGAGCCAAGTTACGACCCATCTTTTTAGCGTCCATAGATGTAATGCCGCCTTTCTTAAGACCCTTCATAGATTTCTGTTTATCGTGTTTAGCATCTTTCGGGCTTTTTTCCCAATCAGACATAGACATCTTGTTCTTTTTTGCTAATTTTTTGTCTTCTTTAACATCTTTAGAAGAACCTTCAAACTGTGCCATATTATACCTCAATTAATTGTAATAAACACATCATTCAATGTGGTGGTAATAGTCTGTGTCGCCACAGGGTTAAAAGCAAATAAACCTCTAGAGTCATTTAAATTTGTATCTGGCCTTGGGTTACGTAGAGCCTGTGGGTCATTTGCTACCTTTTGAGCGCCTATTATACCTACCCAGTTTTGTGGGTGGTCGCCACCAACTTTGTCCATGCACTCTGGACATACTCGCATGTTTATGCGTTTACCTATAATAACATAGGTGCGTAACTTCTTTAAAGGATACCTAAAACTGCACCTATCGCAGAACCCGAATGACCGTTTCTCACCAGCAAAAGGAGTAGCCACTTACCAGCCCCCGCCGCCTACACTACCTATGTTAGGAACAAACCTAAAAGACACTCGTTGACGATCTTCATCCGCCGCCAGTTCAAAAGCCTCTTCATAGAGTTGTTTAAGCATAGGTATCTTATTTTCTGCTTCAGGTGTTTTAAGGGCTAGGTTATAAGCTAGTCCAGCAGTCATAGCTTCTAAGAATCTAAAAGGAATATCAAGCGTATTCACGCCGCCTTGTCCTGCGTCTTGCATTCTACGTAAGCGCCAATAGACCAATGTGTACCCTAGTTGACTAGGTAGAGGCCATATCTTAGCGGTAGGTGTAGGAGACTGCCTATCAACAAAAATCTGTATAGGACGTCCTTGAACTAACTTGTTTGGTATTGTTGCGTATGTAGAGACACTTATACGAGCTATTTGAAGATCAACTTGGTTAGAAGTACTACCGGGGTTTTGGCGTATAACAGTTTCTATTAAGTCAATAGTATCATCAGGCAAATCATAAGTACCTACCCCTACTAACAGAGGAATTTCCCCCTGCTCAATAGTCCATAGATTAAGCCCTTTATTAGCCCAAGAAGCCAACAAGTAATTTAACGACCTTCTAGCTGTTCTAAACTGATAGCCCGTACGAATTTCTACCCCGACACGCTCAAAACTTTCTTCAATTATTTCAGCTATATCTGGATTGAATGTAGTAAGGCCGGAAGTGCTCATAGATAGCTACCTTTGTTGTTGTCGTTGTACGGGCATCGAAGTTGGATTGCCCTGAATTTGTAAGCCTTGTGGGGACATGTATTGTGACATACTTGGAGGCTGTCCTTGTAGAGGCGTTTGCATTTGGCCCACTGGTTGCCCACCTACACCTGCATCACCACCACTATTATCAAACCCCATATTAGTACTTGGTGAGTCCATCCCCATATTAGGGCTGTTTTGCACTGGAGGTACATTTGGAGCAAGAGGTTGGTTAGGTTGCCCTTGCTGTGGGTAGTCCATTAGCCCTTGGCTAGGAGAGGCATAGTTGTTATACCCGTTCTGAGTATTCAGTTGTTGACCGTTGATGTTACCCTGACCTAAACCTAAAATACCACCATCTGCGTAGCCAGTAGGAGCCGCTGCTCCCTCTGTAGGTAACCCCGCATCAGCAACTGGTGTTAAGCCACTCCCTCCTGCTTGTTTAGCTTGCAGAGCTTTTAATATGCTTTGGAAATCAGTAGGGGCAGTAGTATCAGTAGATAGTCCAGCTGCTTTTAGTGCGTCTAAGTTTTGAACATCAGGCATACCACTACTTACAGTAGAGCCTCCACCCACAGGAAGACCCGCTGCTCTTACAGCATCTAGGTTTTGAGGTATTGGTGTTCCACTACCCCCATTATGACCGCCCCCAGACATTAACGCATTGCTCCTCTAGTATGGCCTTTAGTAGCACAACCATCACCACGAGAAGAAGCTGATCTAATAGAGCCGCCTTTAGCGTAGCCTTTGCAAGCAGAGCCGCCTTTCTTCTTAGTAGCTACTCCTTTGCCTTCTATTCTAGACTGTATTGCTTTATTAGCCGCACTATCACTACCTTTACCAAACCCTTCATATGCACTTTGCATCTTTTCAAATTGGCTTTTAACTTTAGGCGCAGGTTTTGCTACAGGCTTAGCTTTAGGTGCACTAACTACATCAGACTTATTCTTAGGGTTACTTACATCTAAGCTTGTATCACCACTGAAATTATGTGTATTTTTATACTTATCGTTGCCTCTAGATCGAGTCTCTGTAACTGCTAAATCTTTAAGTCCTTGAGCTATTTTATTATCTGCGTACTGTTTAGCAAATGCTGTACCTGCTCCACTGTCTGCTGTTGAGGCTGCGCCTTTAGGTCCTGAGTTATCTACAGGGGCTTTAACAGGAATACTTGTATTTTTTGGCATGTCAACCTCATTTTTAAATTTTGGTTTTGCAGAAGTTACAGGCTTAGGCTTAGGCATAGATGTAGATGCTTGTCTAGTACTAGGCATTGCTCTTTTAGCGGTGTAAGGGTTAACATCAACTGCAGACAAATCTGCTTTAGCACCTTTAACCTGTCTAGCAAACCTTTCTTTATCCGCTTCTGCGTCTTTATAGGTGTCTATATCCTGAGCATTAAGGTCTTTAGTTTTTTGCTTGGGTCTGTTTGGGTCATAAGGTACGTAAGCCATTAGATCATCCTACCTTTTGTGTGGC